ATGATGCTTGCCTCGTTTGTCCGCATCACAGAAGCCTTGCAGGTATCCGCAGATTCGCTTCTCAGACCGGATATTCCAGAAATGAAGAATCTGTCCCAGAGTGAATTTGCAGATATTCTCGATGACTGCACTCCAGCGAAAATTGACTCGATACTCAAAATTGTGAAAGAACTGAAAACCACAATGCACAAGAAATACGAATACTAACAGCTATATGAAGACGGGTTGGAGAATATCCAATCCGTTTATTTTTGCTTGTTTATAAACCAGGAGTCATGTACTTGACTTCTGGTTTATTCATTTTTTCGTCTCCGGTATATATAATTGCTAAAATATATAAATCATACCCGGAGGTTTTTCATGTCTGATTTGATTGAAAAAAGCGAAGAGACAAAGCTCGAGGTCATGCCGTCCTTCGATTTCGCATTTGAGGGAGAAAGCAAACAGCAAACTCAGCTAGCGGAGCACCGGGCTTGGCTCAAAAGCATCAAACATGATAGGCCGCTGCCAAAGCGTCACTTTGAGGTCGCCGTGTATATTCGCTACTTCAATCAGACGAAACACGATAACTACCTCGCCTTTCACAAGCAGCAGTTTTTAGACACCATTGGCTTGTGCCCGAATTGGAAGTTTGTCGGATTTTATGTTGATGAAGGTGCAACCGCACCGAATATGGAAACTGCAGAAGCTTGGTCGAAGCTGCTTCAAGATTGCTACGACGGGAAGGTCGACCTCATTATTACACAAAAAGTAAGCAGCGTTTCCAAGAAGCTGTCCGAAATATCTTTCTGTGCAAGAATCCTTGCCGCTCTCAAAAAGCCTGTCGGTATCTATTTCATATCCGAGGACATTTATACTCTGGCTTCGTACTATCAGGATGATTTGAAAGACCCTTTCTTTCTGCCGGCACCTGATTGGCAGGTACTGCCTGATGACGATTCTGGGGTAAGGGGTATGCTCCATGATTGATCAGTCCAAAAAGCAGAAATTTGCGGAACAGAAAGAACAGGTTCGAAGAAGAATCAACACCAAAGTTGATCCGGATAATTACGAGTTCATTCCGGCGAAGAAGCAAATTGATTATTATGACAATGATGCCCCGCAGCGAGTCGCCGTCTACGCCCGTGTTTCAACAGGCAATGTCCAGCAAACGACATCGTATGAGCTGCAGAAGAAATACTATGAGGACTTTGTTGTCCATCACCCCAACTGGACGCTTGTGAGAATTTATGCTGATGAAGGTATCAGCGGCACTTCTCTGGCTCACAGAGTTGAATTTAATAAAATGATTGCCGATTGTCGTACCGGTCAAATCGATATGATCATTACAAAGAGCGTTTCCCGTTTTGCTCGTAATGTTGTTGACTGCATCAGCATGGTGCGAACGCTTTCTGAGCTTCCTCATCCTGTCGGTGTGTTCTTTGAAAGCGAGTGTATCTTCTCCCTGAAGGATGACTCTCAGATGGCACTTTCCTTTCAAGCTACTATGGCACAGGAGGAATCCCATATCCGGAGCCGGAGTATGGAAACCTCGCTTCGTATGAGACTTGACGGAGGACTCCCTTTAACTCCGAAGCTCCTTGGCTATTCGCACGACGCAGATGGCAACCTTGTCATCAACCCGGACGAAGAGTCTACCGTTAAGCTCATCTTTTATATGTACCTCTACGGCTATTCAACGGCAGAAATTGTAGATGCACTGACGGAATTGGGTAAGAAAACCTATTTAGGAAATGTCAGTTGGACATCTGGCTCTGTTGTGCAGGTGCTCCGTAACGAGCGCCACTGCGGAGATGTTTTGACACGAAAAACCTTTACACCGAATTACTTAAACCATAAGGCAAGAAAAAACCGTGGTGATAGGCAGCAGAGCATTTATCGGAATCACCATGAAGGTATCGTATCTAGAGATGACTTCATTGCGGTCCAACATCTTTTAAACAATGCCAAGTACGGCAACAAATCTATTCTGCCCGAATTGCGGGTGATAGACAGCGGCCTTCTCAAGGGATTCGTTACGGTCAATCCCCGCTGGTCAGGATTTAAACCTGCTGATTACTTTCAGGCTACAGCCAGTATTCAGCCGTCTGCAGAGGCGGAAAAGGATGATGACGGATATGAGGCCGAGGATTCTGAAATCCATATTACAGTGGAAGCCGGCGACTTTGATATGCGTGGTTTCGAAATTGCACGCTCAGAGTTTTTCGATTCCTGTCACCGCCCATATGTAATTTTTCATGATAAGAAAATTAAGTTCAGCACAGCCTGTGTTAGAAAGTTTGATAAAAATAACCAAGTTGAATTTCTCGTGAATCCCAACGAAATGAAGTTTGCTGTCAGAACGGCAGAAAAAGAGAGCAGAAATACGGTCATCTGCTCAAAGTTAAGCAACGGTATTTATTATGCCAAGGAAATTTCCGGTGCTGCTTTCATTGAAACACTGTTTCAGCTGTTTGGATGGAATACGGATTTCAAGTATCGCGTTTCTGGTTCTCTGTATCAGAAAGACAATGAGTCCGTGTACTTGTTTAACATGAATGACGCCGAAGTTTTTATCAAACCTTCTATGATGTCCGGAAAAAACGGCGCGGATACCCAAACAGCCAGCATTAAGCCGCTGTCGGTCTCCGGTAAGAGGGTTCGTGCTGTACCGGAAGAGTGGACAAGTTCCTTCGGAAACCAATACTATTTGCATAAACACATCTTTCCTCCCGTTGAATCCCAGAGCGAGACTGATTGGAATATCCGGATAGTGGGCCAGCTTTTTGAAACGGGAGAAAAAATCAATGTTACCGGCTTCGATGAGCTTAGAAATTTCATAAGCAAGGAACTGGACAGAGGAGTAATGGAGGCAAAAGCAAATGAATGAATTTAACGAAAATGGAGAACAAGGTGTAATTACCGGTATGCTTCATAATTTTCCTGGCACTATGCCGGGCAGTGACACTGATTTCTCCTTGAAAGAAGACCCCGAAGAGCAATCAACAGGTTCCATTCCTGTGGAATGTGATTCAACCGCTGAATTAAAAACCTGCCGTCCCGCTGTCGAAGGCGATGTTATTGAACTGGGTGGCGAATTCGATTACGAGGGATACCAAGTAGTTCGCCGCGAGTTCTTTGCGCATATTAACGAGCCATCATTCACCTTCAACGACTACAAGGTATATGTCAATGCAGCTTGCCTGAACAGGCTCCCCACTGTAGATTATGTGCAGGCGCTGGTTAATCAGGACAGCAAAATCCTTGCAATCCGTCCGTGCCGCGAAGATGAGCGTGATGCCTTCAGTTGGTGTATACCCGGCTCCGGGAAGAAAAAGCCAAAGTCTATTACATGTCGACTGTTCTTTGCAAAGGTATGCACATTAATGGGCTGGAACCCGGATTACCGCTATAAACTTCTCGGCAAGGTCATCCATTCAAATGAAGAGTATTTAATTGCTTTTGATTTATCTGCAACGGAGGTATACCAGCGTGTACTTAAGGATGGAAATAAGCCGAAGACATCGCGAATCCCTGTCTTCCCGGAGGGATGGCAGAATCAGTTCGGCCTGCCATTTAAGGAACATCGCAGATCCATGCAGATCAATATTTTTGACGGATACGCCGTATATGGCATCAAGGATAATAATATTTCTGCGGCTGCGGCAAATCCGGGAGATGAACTCAGTAATCTGCCCGATACTTTAATTCATAATGACATGCTAGGAGGTTCGGAAATATGAGTGAGCAAAAACCTTTGGTCGCAAACCTAACCATTGATCTAAGAAGAAACAGATTCCGTATTCACCAAGATACCATACATAATCTTGGCAATCCTGCGTACATTCAGTTTTTGATCAATCCAGAGGATGGCTTTATTGCAATATTAGGATCCGAGAAGCCGTTAGCAGGCGGCACAGCGAACAAGGTGACACTATATAACGCAAGTCGCTCAAAATCAGCCGAGTTCTACAGCTCGAATCTGATGAATAGCATTTTTAAAATCTTCGGTTCACTGGACTTTCGTTTCAGCTATCGTCTAACCGGAGAAATAGACCAGGTGAATCGGGTGGCCTATTATTCAATGCAAACACTGCAGCGGGTTGAGCGGAGGACACTGGATGACAGACAAAGGATTTAAACAACTCAATATTGATACCGAATTCAAGAATCTGATCCGGCCGTTACATAAAGAAGAGTACATGCAGCTTGAATTGAATCTTGTTGTAGATGGTTGCCGCGATCCGATCATTACTTGGAACAACACAATTGTCGATGGGCATAACCGTTACGAAATCTGTAATTGCCTTCACATCCCCTATGCAACACAGGAGATTGAATTTGAAAGCCGAGAATCAGCGGTTATCTGGATATGCAGCAATCAACTCGGGCGGAGAAACATCACCGAGGAAACTCGCAAATACTTAATTGGTAGGCAGTACGAAGCTGAAAAGCATGTCGGCTGTCAGAAAAATGCCAATGGACATAATCAATATACGAAGCCACCTTGCACCGAAATTCCGGAGAGTCCTGATGACTTGGCCGGCTGGGACCAAAAAGAGAGCAATCGCCGCACGGCCTGGCGGCTTGGAGAGGAATATCATATATCTTCCGGAACCGTTCAGAAGTATGCCAGATACAGTCAAGCTTTAGATGCCATCGCTGAAAAGACCCCCGAACTGATTCCTCAGATTCTTTCGGGAAGTTACAAGATTTCTCACGAGAATGTAGTCGCCCTCTCTGTGATGGATGCAAAAGAAGTACAAAAACTAAACAAGAAAATTGGACAAGGCTCAGTTACATTTATTCGTTACAGCGAGTCTCGGAAGGATATTTCCGGGGAGGTCCCAAATAAGCCCGCAGTGCAAATTACCGACACACCTGCCATCAAGACCATGCCGGCATTTGATCCTGATGCCGAAGTTTCCGGCCTCACACTCACGATCCCGTCTTGGACAAGTTCTATTGAGCGTACAAAGTTAACAGCAGACCTAAATATCATTTCTTCGTCTGCAAAAGACAGGCTTGAAGAAGCTTTGGAAAAATTGCAGGGCAAAGTGCAGGAGATGCTCAGCGCAATAAAGGGGGATACCTGATGCCTGACTACAGTATGTTTGTTCCCTGTGTTCACTTCGAACAAATCCCAATCAAGAATTTGGTTTCTAACCAAGAGTACCAACGAAATCTTTCGCAGCATCATATAGAAAACGCTTCTGCACATTTCGACTTGCACCAGATAAATCCGGTAAAGGTAAGCCGTCGTGATGGCGTCAATTATGTTTTTAATGGTCAGCATACCATAGAGATTGTTGCTCTTGTTTCTGGCACGCGGGATACGCCCGTTTGGTGTATGATTTACGACGACCTCAATTATGAGCATGAAGCAGACATATTCGCCAACCAGATGAAGTATGTTAAGCCGCTGAAACCTTTTGAGGTGTTTATGGCAAATGTGGAAGCGGGAAATGACAAGCAGCTCATCATAAGGGACTTGGCGGAATCCTATTCGCTTACCATTGGGCAAACAAAGAACTACGGCGTTATCTGCGCAGTTTCATCGCTTGAAGGAATTTACGATAAATTCGGGTACCATGTGTTGGATCGCACCCTTCGATTATGTGTAGGAACTTGGGAAGGCGATATGAATTCGCTTTCCGCCAATTTCCTCAATGGAGTAGCACGGCTTGCCGTTGCTTTCGGAGATACCATCAAGGACGATCTTTTCAAAGAAAAAGTCGGTTTTATGTCCGTAAAGCAGCTTTCCCGCACCGCAAAAGAAAGGCGACCGGGGTCGCTTGGCTATGCCGAAGCTATGCTCGTGGCATATAACCGAAAATGCAAATATCCGCTTCGCTGGAATAGGCTCTATGAGAAGAATCTCGGTACGACCGATGGGTTGGATGTAGATGTGGATTTGCCGGGCGATGAGACTGACGAGCTCAATGATGCCGAGAAATAAAAAAGTTGAATTTTCCAAACAATGTCTGGAAAATCCAACTTTCATTATTTGGAATATCTCGAAAACTACAGCTTAATTGAAAAGGCTGGTCGCATATATTCGATTGCGCCCCGGCTTAATCCATAGCCCTCCGCAATTCCGGTCCAATTCTTTTTCACTATTTCGCAGATATTGGCAGAAATCTTTGCGGCCTCGTTTTTGGTAAGCCCAAAGTATTCAGCGACCTCCATGGTTAACGATAAGTCAATGCTGTTGTCATTTTCGCTTACATTGAGTGAAAGCCTGTCGCCAGACGGAATCGGGTTCACATCGAAGAGCGGCGAGAGTCTCCAGCCGGTCGGCGTAAGAATGAAGCCATGATTGCGAAGATGGTCGTCGGTATTGGAAACGGCCATGTTAAAAACGATTCGTTGCCACAATTCCATCAGATCCTGCTTCGGTTCGGCACCATTTGCTCGGATATAGGATGCCAAGTCGAGATAGCTTGTTCCGTCAGCCCCGGATGCTCCGTCCGTTTTTCCAAGCAGAGTCATAGCGGAGGCAAAGTGAATGCGCTTTTTTCCGTCTCGGTCAAACCGCTTTACCAGAAAGGTGCTGCCGGTTTTCGAGAAGGTTTCGAGCTTTGATTCGGGTACATTCAAGGAGCAGAGTCGCGCCAAATCGTGTACGACCTTTTCCCATGCGCCGCTGTTGTATTCATCGTTTTTTGATGGGAATTTTGCAATCCACAAGGAACCGTCGGCTGCTTGTACGGAAGCTTTCGGTCTTGCTCCACCAAGGGAAGAGCCGGGAGCCAGGAGCTCATTCAGCCACTTTTCATCCAGCCCGCTATCGTCATTTTCAAAGGCAATAGAGGCATTTTCCAATGTCCGCAGGCTAATCCATGGAGGTGTTGCGAAGGCTCTCTCGTTGGAGAGAAACTCACCGCCTTCTTCCAGACTAAAACGAAGGGCACCCATACGGGACTCATCGTATACCCCAAGCAAAAAATCACTCTCTGCCAGCTTGCGGGGCTTGCGATCTTCTTTTCGGGCATCGATTGCCTCCTTACGCTTCATGAGAAGCCGACCCCATCTGTCAGGGCAGGAATCTGCGAACAGCCCAAACAGGCTTTTATCGAGTGGTGTGTACTGCCGCCCTCTGTAGAGAGAAAGATCCGGGTCAAGAGAGTAGGCACTCTCAAAGGAATTCAGCCACTCATCCGCATAGTCGAAGGAGAAACTCTCCTGACCTCTGATAAACGAAGTATGAAGGCTGCCGATCAGAGAGGGCTTCTCGCTGCGCCAGTTCTCATATACAAATATGGTTTTTTCAGATTGATCCATCACGAATCACCTTTCTTGGGTGCTCTTTTCCTCGTAGGCAAGTCTAAATCCTGTAGTTTCCTTCCAAATTCATCATCTTTTGCGATCAGGAGCAGGTCTGTGTCCAGATTATTTAGAGCGTGTAAAACAGCTGCATATGAACCGATTGAAACCGTCGAAGAGCCGTTTTCAATCGCATTGAGAGTCTGTCTGCTGATTCCGGCTCGTTCAGAAACAAGCTGGGAAGACAGCTTCCGTCTCAATCGCGCGAGTTTTATCTGTTCGCCCATTTGCTCGAGTATCTCGCGTGTCTTGGGCATTATTATTGCAGCCTTCTTACTCACATCATCACCGCCATTCTTGTAATGTCTAATATAATATACAATAGCAGCGCTAATGTCAAGCATAACGGCGGTTATAGTGTTAACTCGACGTAACAAGGTTTTCTTCGACAATATATCCACCGCCAAAGATGATTTCCAGTTTTTCATTTGGATATACTTTGATGCACTCAATCATCTGGCGGACGATGGAATCATCATATTGGAATCTTTTTTGTTCTCGTTCCGTAATAATCTGCCGGATTTGATCAAGACGGTCATTGGGAGAGCCGTCCGTGTTGGCAAGCTCCTGGATAGCATTGATTCTTCTTTTGAGCAGTTCGATTGTTTCTGATGTTTTCTTGAACTCATCCTCGTGGCTTTCGATATCGTTACCACCCCTCACACTTTCATTGATCAGTTCAAGCATTTTGCGATTCAATGCATCAATTTTTCATCTGCAAATATCTCATCCAGTTCCTAGTCTTTACGCTTGTGAATGAGGCTGGTATATACTCGGATTTGAGTAGCATAGGAGTTTTACTGATCTGCCGAACTCGACGACACTCGGCAATAGGCTGCGACTCTGGTTTTATCAACGGCCTATCTTGTGAATGGCGATATCAGTTTCGCTTCCGGCATCAGCAATTCCCCCTTCCTTCCAAAAGTGATTATATTTTTGGGTATTTGTATATGTTTTGGTTTGTATCATATTTTGCTACAAACCTCCGGCCTTGCGGCAAAACACACTATACTGACACCTTTTCCAAATAGCTATACAATAATGAGCAGAAATAAATATAGTTTTAGTCGGTAACAATGATTTCCTCACCGGTTAACTTGAGGTAGTATTTCTTTGCTCAGAGAAATTCCTTCTGTTAAACGGAACCTATATCGAGAAGTTCTTTTAGTACGTTGACGATGCAGGAAATTTGCGTTCTTGGTGTCTCGATGCGAAAGCATAGTGCTTCTCCGCCTTCGCGATAAGTCCATAAATTAGGCGGTCTTGCTTAATATCACAAAAATAGTGGCCACCCGATTTGCTTGAACACGCTGATTGCTGTGTTCTTGCATTTTGGGTGGCCCCCATGGATTCTTACATTAAGTCAAAGTTTATACTGGCTCTGTTCGGCACCACTTCCTGAGCTAATGCGGCGGACTGCACAGCGGCTGGCGCCACACTCTGGGAATCTACCCCTCCGAGAATCTCTCCGAGCTGCCCCCATTGTTTGAGACTGTGGCCGGGCAGGCTGACGGGATTATGGCGAAGCAGCTTGCCGAAGCTGCCTGCCTGGGATGGGTACGCGCTCGCCGCCTTTTGGCCATCGCTTGACGGAGAAATCTCCACAGGTGGATCGTGGATCATCCTCTGAATCGCTTTCCTGTTTCGCAGGACCGTCAGCTGATGTTATGCAGTTGCCGGATATGACCGTTTGAAGCGGTTTTTTTAAAGCGAGCCTACTTTTTCTTAATTTTTTAAGTAAAAGAGCGAAGCTCTCTGGCTCCGCATAGATTTCAGTTTTTGTTATTTTCTCAATCTCCGTACCTTCAACTCCATTGGCTGTGTCCACTCGGTGCCGTTTTTGAAGTAGATGGTAAGGTAGTTGTCCATGACCTTGATGGTGTGGATGAGTTGGCGGACGAGGGTGTCGTTGAACGTGTCGCTCTCGGCGGTATCCACTAGTAGAAATTCTGTGTACTCTTTGAGTTTTTTGCTGATGCTAGTCTTAGTGCTGTTATTTTCTTTGTACTGAACCACCTTTTCGTAAAGGTCCATGATTTCATCGTTCATTGCCTTGAGCCTTGTCTCGTTTTCGGTGACCGTGTTATTTGCGATGCTCTGGCTCATCAACTCCATGGTATCTTTTTTGAGCTTTTCCATACGGCTCTCAATTTCCTCAATATTGACCTCGCCAACGGCAGTCTGCCACATGGCCTTTTCAATGTGAGCGTTGAGGATTGGAATGAGGCTGTTACTGTCCATGGTGCTTTCTCGGAGTGCATTTATAATGGTCTGTTTCAACCTTTCTTCATCCACAGTGACAGAGTCTTTGCAGTACTTCCTGCCATATTCCAAGCGGTTGATGCACCGCCACACCACCTGTTTGTCACCGTTTCGCTTGCGCCAAGTGGTTCTGCGATAGGGTGTTCCGCAGTGACCGCAGATGAGGATATCGGTGAGAGCATAGGCGGAGCTATATTTGCCCTGCTCGGTGACGGTGTTTTGGGACACCTTCTTTTTGCTGTTTCGCCTTGCTCGTTCCTGCTGTGCATTCTGAAATATCTCTCGGCTGACGATCCCCTCGTGATTGTTCTTGATGTAAACCTGCGGAAATTCACCGTTGTTCTTTTTTACCTTTTTCGTTATGGGATCGGTAACGATGCTTTTGGGGAATAGGATATCTCCGCAGTATTTTTCGTTTGTCAGTATAGACTGGACAACGCTGTTGCTCCAAGCGCTCTTTTTGGTTTTCGAAGTAATTTTGTCCTCGTTCAGCTCTCTTACAATCTGCGCATCGCTAAATCCCATAAGGTAGCGGCGATATATTTGCTTGACCACCTCAGCTTGTTGGGGAATGATTTCGTACTCGCCGTCTGTGAGTTTTCGGAAGCCATACAGTCTTTCCAACATAGGCGAGAGCGCGCCTTGCTCAGCTCTCATTCTGAAACCGTTTTTTACATTTTGGCTAATGGAGATGAGTTCCTCTTGGGCAAGGCTGGAAAGGATGGTGAAAATGACTTCGCTGTTTTGCTCCAAGGTGTTAATATTCTCTTTTTCAAAGATGACGCCCACGCCCATAGCTTTGAGCTTTCGTACATAACCCACGCTGTCCATTGTATTTCTTGCAAAACGGCTAATGGATTTTGTGATAATGAGGTCAATTTTACCATTTTGGCAGTGGCGTATCATACGCTGAAAGTCTGGCCTTTTTTCAGCATTGGCACCGCTCAGCCCCTCATCAGCGTATGTTCCGGCAAGTGTCCATTCAGGATTTTTCATGATCAGGTCGGTGTAATAGGCTTTCTGCGCATGGAAGCTGGAGAGCTGTTCTTCAAAGTCCGTGGACACTCGACTGTATGAGGCAACTCGAAGCTGACGGTAGCGGCTCCCTTGCAGCGCATTTCCCACTATTGCTGGGATTATCGTGATTTCTCGCTGTGGCCTATTCATTATCCGCTTCTCCTTTCCAAATGGTGAACCCATTCCGTAATGTAACGCCTGCGATATTGGTATGTATAATTTGAATACTTTCGGTTAGCTGCGCAAGAGACTTGGAATTCAATTCATTGGGGGCAGCTTTCAGTTCTTCGATGATACATTCCTCGATGCGAGTTGTGTCCTCGCAGAGTGTATACCGTAGGGCGGCAAGCTCCATCATTTTTGCCTGTATGCTGGCCATGCTTTCGCTTGCATCGGTGAGGAGCCTGTTAATTTCATTTTGCAGTCTTACCAACTCAATAGATATTTGCTTGTCTCGCTTGGGGGGCTCTATTTTATAGGTGGTGAGATTTTGTTGGAGGGTAATGACCTTTTGTACAATGTCTTTGTCGGTTAAACTTACATCTACATGGTCGATATCCGATGGACAATACCATCTCTCGTTGCCGTCCGTTTTTAATCTGCGCTGTATTTGCTCTCCGCAGATGCCACACACAAGGAGCGGTTTTAGTTCTTTTAATCCCTTTTCCAGTGTATGAGTATACGGCTTCTTTGCTGTGTCAGCCGCCTTGTACATCGCTTCCTCTACGATTACAGGATATTTTTGTGTACCCATGTAGCTTTCATTTTGCAAGATACGGGCCACCATATTTTTATTCCACTCCGGCTTCTCCGGTATATAATGAACACCCTCAGCAGTTAGCACATCCGCAATTGCTTTATAGGATTTGCCGCTTACGTAGTCGCTGTAAATCCTGCGTACTATTTCCGTTTCCTCAGAATTGAGGGTGATGGCTCCGTTTTGAATTTGATAGCCGTAGGGTATTCTTCTGTTCTGCCCCATTTTTACAACCTCTCTTTCAGCCTAAGACCTCCATGTAATATGAAGTCTATGCTTTGGCTGTCTTGAGCTTCTATTTTTTCAACTATATCCGCGAACAGTTCCTCGTCCATCTCGGCAATAAAGGCGGGACCGTTTTCCACGATTTCGGTGAGTTCCTCAATTTTAGTGAGCAGGAGGTCTTCTTTTACCTCGCTTAGCAATCTTGCTTTTCGCTGTTTCAGCTTTTGAAGCTTGAATTTCAGCTCATTGCTTTGGGATATAAAAAGAGCAGAATCAAGGATGCCTTTGGATAGTAATCCAGTCATCACATGATTCTGCTCAGAAGTTTCCGCTATTTGTTTGTTGATTGTCGATAGCTCCATGCTATCCTTACACCCCTGCTCTCGAAGCTTTTCCAACTGGGTTAGCAGCGGTGTTAGGATGTTATTTTGATTTTGCTTGAGCTTATTGTACATTCGAATAAAGGCTTTATAAATGGAGTCCTCTGCAAATCGTTGTGAGGAACACGCACTTGCATTTTGGTCGTGTTGTCTACATACCCAATACGACTTCCCTTTCGAAAGCTTGTGACCATACATTCTGCCGCATTCAGTACAAGTGATTTTTCCTTTAAATAGATGAGCTTCTGACGCCTCGTTGTGCTGGACTATGCGTTCCTTCATTAAAATATTAGCAAGTTCGTATTCGATCCGTGTAATAATTGGAGCATGAACATTTTTAACATAATATTTAGTAAGTTCACCATTGTTAATCCGGTTATTATACGGTAGTACATCTTCGTTGAATGTCTTTTGAAACAATGCATCTCCGATATATCTCTCATTTTTAAGAATTTTGTTAATTGCCGAGGGCCACCATAAGGTTCCTCCATTCTTACAATTAACTTCACTCTGATTAAGTTCTTCTGCAATTTGACTCGAACCTGTTCCTCTTAGATATCTTTTAAATATGCCTCTCACTACTTCTGCTTCAGGCTCATAAATTTCAAGTTGTTTGTTTACAAGCCTGTATCCGTAAGGAGCGTTGGAAGCTACATAAGTTCCCTCCGCCATTCGCATACGAGCACCCTTTTTGCAGTTTTGAGAGATACTCATAGATTCTTGCTGCGCGAACAAAGAGTAGAGTGTGACGAGGTTTTCGCTGTTGAGAGTTGCTGTGTCAATGCCCTCTTTTTCAAAGCAAACCGTGACGCCGATACTTTTAAGCTCTCGGAGAGTGCTGATACTGTCCAATGTATTTCTCGCAAATCGGCTGACGGACTTTGTAATGATTCGGTCTATTTTACCTTTTCTACAATCCTCAATCATACGGTTGAAGTCGTCACGCTTTTCGATAGAGACACCGGTCACTCCCTCATCGGCGTAAACCTCAACCAGCTCCCATTTGTCGTTTTCCTCAATTAGCTGCATGTAGTAGCTCACTTGGGTGGCGAAGGAATTGAGCTGATCGGCACTGTCACTGCTGACACGAGCATAACCCGCCACTTTGAGCTTTTGCGTTTCCACCGCCTTCAGCGGATCGATGAATATGATTTCTTTTGCATTATTATTTGTGCTCGTTGCCACTTCCCTCACCTCCTTCTATTAGCAAGTAACACTACCACAACGAGTGTTCAATATCTATACCCAATATAACAAATATAAAGTTCAACCTTTTGGCAATTGTTGACCGCCTGAAAATACTGGTTTTTCTCTCTACCAAAGGATAGGTGGTGAGAGTTTATACTCTGCCATCAGGCTATTTCTAGCCAAATCCGCAATTTCCTGTTCAAGCCCATTTTCCATAAGTCGCTTGAGCATACTAATCATTTTGGCAAGCTCGTTTTGTCCGATTTTTTCGACTCCGTTCATAATGAGTCCCCCACTCCCAAGCTCAACTGTACGGCTTCGTTAATTTTATGTATCTGGCTTTGTTCAAGACTCCCAATGTAGCCTAAGAGCCTGTCTTTATCTATGGTGCGGAGCTGCTCCAGCATCACGCAGGACCTTTTATAAAGTCCGGTACAGTGGAGTATTACATGGGTGGGAAGCCATTTCTTTGCTCTGCCTGTAATGGGAGCAACGATCACCGTAGGGCTGTAAAGATTACCGATGTCATTTTGTATTATCAGTACCAGACGAACACCCCCCTGCTCACAGCCTATGGTTGGACTTAAGTCTGCATAATAAATATCTCCACGATGGATTTCTTCATTTTCTCTTATCATTTTTAACCCTCCTCCAAGAATTAATATTACAAAAATAGGGGCCGCCCCCATTGGTTAGTCTGTGGCTGGTCGGGAGTGTCATTGTAAAAGTTATAAAAAGAGGCCTTGAAAGTTGCCTTTCAAGACCGTTTGAATTTATTTTTGCGTTAATATCTATGGGAATTGTTAATTATCAATTGACCATACTAAGCGATCAAAGTCATCTTTGTTCTTACCTGAAATTACCCAAATTGCCTTTGCGCTTTTACGTGACAGATTAATCTGTTCGTTTTTTGCCATATTTATAATGTCAATGATTCTCAGGCAATAAATATCATTCATGCCCGTGTTTAGTTGTGAATCGATAATCGGTTGCAAATCGCACTCATCTGTAGCGAATATAGGGATATCTTTGACTTTCGCATATGCCAGCGAGCATATTTCGCCCTTATTCTTGTTAGGCTTTCTTGGGTCTACCATTACGGAAGCTAATTGACTATAAGCCATGTCGTATACAGCTCTTTCCTTGGGATCAAGTTCGGTTTCATTTACTACGGAAACCTTGCCTTTTGACACCAAATCCGCCAATTGCCCACGAGCACTTGCCGGTATCATTACTTCGCCAAATGCGTGAGAATGCATGTATATACTCTTTGCTATTAGCGGAAGAATTTCCAAAAGAAAAGGATACTTTTCGCTGCCGCCAAGTTTAATGCACAAATCGGCGTCAATAATCATTTGTTCCAGCATTCTCATTCCCCCATGATGTCATCGAGTTCATCATCGCTGGGAGGAGTAAAGCTCTGTGGCTCAGTTATGCCGACGTCGCTCGGCTCCAGATTGCTCAAAGAGAGTAAATACTGCAATTTTTCGTAGGAGATTTTTTTCTTCTCATAAATGGCTACTGCAAGTTCTACAAGATTATCTAGGGATATTTTGTTGTCGGTTTCGGGAACTGCAAATGAATATCTTTTTCGCAATTGCTCTATGTCACTCTCGGACTTGGCAAGGTACTGTGCACGCTCTTCTTGACTTATAACTTCAATTTCGTGAAGACGTTTTACCATAGTCTTATAGGGTACGGTAAATAATGCAGCAAGCTGAAGAATGTCTTTAATACTAATTTTACGTGGCGTTATTGAATAAATGCGCATCTCCTGCCGAAGCATATCTTCATCGACCAAGAACTCTGCTGCAAATCGGTTGGCTTTCAGTTCGGAGAGATCTAGTTGAGCGCCATACTCATCTGTTTCACCCAGAATGGATGCTGGTATTGCTTCAGCCTTTTCATCATACCAAATATGATACAACTCATGCGCCGCTGCGAACACTTGCGCATCAACCGGAATAGAAGTATTGATTGCAACAAACGGCTTCTCAGTGGGAACGCCGATATCCATACCCCCCATATAGGTTATTCCCCATGGTCCCAACCTACCCAGTGGGTAATAGAACACTCGTGCATACAAACTTAATATTGAAAAAATCTGAGTACCGATTACGTCCTGTGCTTTTCTGCATTCACCCAGTTTCGAGCGTGATTTCCGCTGAATATCAGTTATCTCCCCAATTGAAAGCAGAGCGCTTGGCGTTGCATCATTCATCAGATAACTCCTCCAGTAACCGGATTTGATCAATTGCGTTTCTTAGAAGCTCTACTTTTGAGTGAGTATCTTCATCTTTGATCATCCCCATAAAGGCAAGAGTGGGTTTGTGAATAATGATATTGCTTTCAACAGTAAGCAACGAATCAGTAGTACTTCCAAGAATAGAAGCGATATGCGAAAGCTCTGTCACATTAATGGCTTTATTCCCCTTAATTATTTTGCTCATAACCTGTTTTGAGATACCGAGCTTATCGGCAAGGTTTTGCTGTGTCATCCCTCGTTGTGTCATCACATAGGAGATGTTTTTGCCAACCTGTGTAAAATTCATAGCATACATTGATATTCCCCCCTTTTGGAAATAGTATTTCCTTACCTATTTGCATTATATGCGAAGCTTATACGAAAGTCAACGTTTTGTTGACTCATCCTATCAATGTTAACATTTTGTTTACCAGCCCTAATTATGCACCAAGAGACAGCAATTCATACAGAGGAACAACCTACCATTTGAATAATGGGTATAGCATCGGACGAATACCGCCCTACTCACAGCCTAACGTTGGACTTAAATCTGCATAATAACGATGAATTCCCTTCTTTTCTTCCGTCATTTTCAACCCTCATCCAAGAATTAATATCACAAAAATAGGGGCCGCCCGATTTGGTTGAGCAAGTTTGTCGCTACGTTCTTACACTTTGGGCGACCCCCATGGCTTCTGATATTAAATCGAATACTGAAATGGCTCTGTTCGACACTACTTCCCGAGCCAGGGCAACGAACAAGAACAGTGGCGGGCGCCGCTTCACAGGAATTCCACCTCCCCGAGGATCTCTCCGGGCCGCCCCCATTGCGTGAGTCTGTGGCTGGGCGGGAGTATCATTGTAGGCTGACGAGGTCGTTGCAAGGCAGCGTGCCACCGCTGCTTCCGGACGGAAAGGTACCGCTCACCACCACTGGCCGTCTTTTATGGCAGTTGCCTACCGCGGTGGGTCTTCGCGCATCCTCCGGCGTTGCTTGTCCTCATCGGGCTCGTCAGCTAACGTATTCCAGTCGTTGGATTTGACCGCTTGAAGCGGTGTTTTTCAATGTGCATAGAGAGGAGAGCAATTTATCCCCTCACTGTGTAGGCAGCGAAAAAAGCTTTTTGATAACCAAATCTCAAAAATTATTGAAAAAGTTTTTTTATGCGCTCAATTCGCTTTAGGACGCCTACCTGTGAAATGCCAAACAACGCAGCGATTTCACGCTGCGTGCGTTCATAAATCACCAAAAGTGTCAGCAGTTCCAAATCTTCATTGGATAATTGCCGCAGCTTGCTTGTGATTTTCTGATTTTCAATTGCCTGAATCCAGTCATATCGCTCATAAAAATCGCTCTCCGAAAACGTAACGGAAAGAACTTCATATTTTTGAAAGAGCACGCTGCGCTCGTCACTCTTGTCCGCAATTTCATTAGGCAACACCTGCGTGTGGTTAGAATAGGTACGTTCTTTGCAGAATAGATCCCAATCAAACCGCCGGATTTCTTCAATGGCTTCCTTATCCATTCCTGCACGCGCGTACCATGCAGCCGTTTTTGCCCACTCTTTTTCAAACTTTCTTTTTTCTTGTCCATAGTTAAAGCTCATTGCTTTCAACCTCCGAATTTCTGAATTTTGGTAAGTTCAAAAAATCCGGGGTTACGGGTATTTGGCGATTTGGCTCTGCCAGCAGCGCTGAAACATAAAAAGTCCTTTCCCGAGCTGGTCGAAAAAGGACTTTTAACGCAGTACGAAGATAATCTGGGCAGCAAAATAGCGCCGTAGAAATCCGACTGAGTATTAGTGTTCTTATAACTCAATCTGACTTCGTACGGCGCTTGGCAGTCTCCGCCGGTTTATACCGGTTTCTCTCCGCTTGCTCGATTAAAAGTAGTGCAAATTATTAAGTTGTATATGCCGCGTTATCGGCACTGGCGCTCACGCCGCGGATGAATGAAAGTACGCCGACGTTTCATGCAGCGAAAATATCCGAGATTGACTGGGTATTCTTCTTTGCACTTCTTGCAGTAAATCATTTTGTGGCCGGTGATGTCTGAGAATACTCGTTCTACAAGGAAGCCACAGTAGGGGCAGGTGATCTCCCTCAGTGCGAGATTTTGAGTTTCATGCCTAGAATTACTCAGCTTCTTCCTGACCTCCGGGGAAAGTTCATTTTTCTGGTGATAGGTGTGGACTTGACTCACTGCACGTCACCGGCCTTCCCGAGACCCATTTCTTCGGTAATATATTCTGATATGTCGTGCCTTTGCAGCAGACCAAGTTCCCGGAGCCTGATAAGAAACGCCGAAAACGAAGCGCCCATTGCGTTGGCCATTCCCTGAATCAGCAGGTGATCGGCTACTTTCAAAATGCTGTCTCCATAAATAGGGATACCATTCAGAACGCCAAATGTTTCCGCCACATTCCTAACCATGAAGCGGGGCATCAGCAACGCGGCTCCCATTCTGTCAATCTGAGTTTCTTTGAAGTTGAACAGGGCTTTCAATTCTGTTGCTGTATAAATGCGTTCACTGTCATATTCGCGATGAAAGTTCGCCTGGGGCACGGTTCGATCCATCACAAAATGTGCGCTCTCATGGCTGATTGTGAATCTGCGTCTGCCGCTTTCAGTTTCCTTGCGCAGGAATTTTTCAATCACGATGGTGCCCTTGTCATATATGGTTGGAACAATCTTCTGCCGCTCATATACCAGCAGCGGTGTAATACCGTCTGATATAAAGCCAAT